TGATTCACGAAAATTGCCATCCCAATAAGATTTGTCTTTGTTAAGGACGAACCCGCAAGCCGTTAAAACTTCGGCCAGCAATGGGACACCTGCGGGTGACATGATGATATCGTCACCATAAACGGAGACTCTCTTGTCGAGGGTCCCGTCTCCGAGGTCACAAGCCTCAATGCAGGAAGATGCTAATGCCCAGTACAACAGGGTTTGTAACGGAAATGTATATCCGTTACCCATGGAACAGAACTGCTCGAGCTTTATGAGCTGTTTCTTATATTGGAGTTCCGTCACTCGAATTTCTGAGAGCGTCGAAAACCAATCCCATGGTAGCAAATGGCGCATCAACTCTATGCTAATTGAGTCGGATGCAGACTTCAGATCAATGGTTGCAAGCCCTCCCGTCAGGGAGCCTTCCCGTGCCAGACGTTGATTTCTTGTCTGGTCGTGGACGGATTGACCTATGCGATTTAACTGGGCCTCAATAAAGAGTCCGTACGCACGCTGAGCCATCCCGTTAAGGGTCGGCTGAACGATTATACAGCGATCAGTTTTCGCGTTCTTCGGTGCAAATTGGAGCTTTCCGGGATGTATCTCAACGGAAACGCCCTCCACCAACCAACCATCATCATCAATCCACCAGTCCGAGGACTGGGATCGCATGTGTGGGCTTTCCCTTAGTAATTCAGGGACGGCTGGGAGCATATTTGCACTACACGATGGTACCGCGCCCAGTTTCATAGAGGCGCAAGCATATTTCTTTGGTACCGTTGTTGTTGCTCCGGGTCCGAATTCAAGCTTTAGCTCCCCTAGCGGGGGCACATCCCCAAGAACACGCGAGATTTTTCGCTGAGTGGCATGAAGTATGCTCTCAACGGCAGGTCGAAATTGAAAACGACCAGCCTCGTGTTCCTTGAAAATTGTGTTGCTGAGCTTGCATCTCTGTTCGGACTCCTGAAATGTTGAAAATGCTGCAGCCTTTCTATTTACCCCAAGACGAAGCCCGGTGTGCTTTTGATAACATCCCAAAGCGCATCTGAGGTTATAGAATTGGTCGGCTGTAGCATCCAGAGTATAATCAACATTCCAACGGCTAAGAGCAAGGTAATCTTTACTGGCCACCAAAGGCCTGATAACCTCGCCCAGAGGACCGGATCGGTCCAAATGCCGTAAAGCCAAGCCATCAGTGATTTCATTCGATTGAACATCGGATAGCTCCTCGTCATAGCTGCTGAACTGCATATAACCTCCTTTGAAAGGGAAAATCGCTAGACTTAAAAGTAAAACTAATTGCAATGGCGACATTGCATCGCCCTATGTTGTGGTTGACCGGATTTTAACCCGGCCGCGACTGTTTAGGTCGGCATAACCAGCTGATCGAATAGTTCTGCAAACGGACCTGTAGTGACCACCGCCCCAGTGACTGTGCTACCAGAAACGATGTTTTTGGCAAGCCAGCGCGTGAGACGACGACCACTAAGTGTGGAACGCTCGTGGAAAAATCCAGTAATATCAACTGTATCAACATAGGCTACTTTGGGAGCTGCGGTGTAGCCTGCCGCATTGTTACCCGAGATCGATTCCATCACTGGAACTTCAACACGGCAAGATGCCCGATAAATACCAGACGGAAGCTTACGCAGTTTCAGCGTAGCCCCGACTTGAGCGTAGACCGGTACTCCGGCCAATTGCTCGCGGTACACAGCAGTAACTTCATCCTTTTCTCGAGAAACTGAGATGGGGACGAGGTCATGCTGTACGGGAGTTGATGCACCGTCAAAAGCGGTGAGTGTGGACATGCCAGACATTTTGGTTCCTTAAATAAAACAGGTTAGAAAGGTACAACTCCTTCGCTTAGTTTTACGAGTAGCGAACTCGCACTGGTTTACCGGTAAAGACTACGGATAGCAGTGAAGCTGCGTCGAGCAATCTGGACAATGGGCTCGCGCCCTTTATCGCGTCGTAACCCTTGAAACTGGGTAGTGGCACCGGAAGAGTCACAGTAGGCTCCCTATACACATAGTAGTACCTCGTTCCGAACGGTCTAAGACCGCCGTAATAGAAATCACTTGTGTACGGAAGCTGATGTGGTTTTTTGAATACTTCCTGTATGTCATTGACGTCGAATTTGTACCAGGCGTATGTCGTTTTGATAAATCTTCCCTGCAGCTTGCTCAGGGTCGCTTGTGTGTTAATATAATTGCCAATTGGTATGAACCAGTCGGCCACAAACGAAAACGGCACCAATTCCCACGCCACAGATCCAGGGTTAGTTAATCCCAGGTGGTCTGCTAAGGCGGGTTGCTCTTCGGCTAAGTAGGCGATAATCTGCTTACAAAACCGGCCCGTACCAACCATCTTATAGATGTCTATCGTGCACTTGGGTTCGTAGCCAATGAAATGCCTGGCTACAAATTTCTTTTCCCGGGGTACAGATAGTTGTTGGATTGCCTTTGATAGCTCCCATATATCATTTAAAGCGG